GGAAAGCTGCAGAAGGTTAAAGGCTCGACGTGTTACGGCTGCTATGCATTAAAAGGCTGCTATGTTTTTAAAGTTGTACAAGATGCACAGTATAAAAGACTAAAGGCCATCCGCCACCCGTTATGGGTCCGAGCGATGACAATGCAGATAGCAAATAAAAAAACAAAGTTTTTTAGATGGCACGACTCCGGAGATATACAAGATCTTAAACATCTTGCAAAAATTTTTGAAGTAGCAAAACGAACCCCGGACATTGCTCACTGGCTGCCGACCCGGGAAGCGTGGACGGCTAAATATCAGGACCGGGCGCCGTCAAATTTAAAATTAATCTTTTCTATGCCTATGGTCGATCAGGAAGCCGCGGGCAGCTGGAACTATACCAGCACCGTGGTGACTGATCCTAAAAAAGCAACCTGCCCCGCTCCAAAACAAAACAACGAGTGTAAGAGCTGCCGGGCTTGCTGGGATAAGAAAGTCAAAAACGTTGCATATCTTGCACATTAAAATGATTCTAAACTATGTTAGTTTTTAGACACCCCAAATATTATGAAGAAATGCGCAAGCGCGCGAAGAAATTCCAGAAGGAACAAGCTGACAAGCAAGCGAGCGAGCAAGCAATCCAGGAAACCGTTCCGCATAACGATATCGAAGAGGCTAACGAGCAGGGGAGCGAGCAAGCAAGCGAAGAATTAAAAAGTTTACAAGCATATGTTAAGAAAACAAAGAAACCAATCTAACAGCGATCAAGCGTCCGATGAGGAAGCGAGCAAGCAACGTTGAATGTGTTCCCAATCGTTGATTGCGAGGGAAGGTGTTTCGCGGTGGTCTACAAGCAGACCGTGGATCGCTTTACTTTCAAATAATTTCACCAGCTTAAGGGAAGGCTGGTGTACGAGTATAAAGTTACGTTTTGTACGAGTAACGTGGAAGAGCTTTTGGTGTGGACTAAAAGAGATTTTAGGCCCTCTTGCTACCTTCATCTCAACCATGAAAAAACCACAAGAATCATTGTATCCCAATAGATCTGGTACACCAAAGGATGCCCAAGATTCCAGTCTTGTCCACTGAATTTTAGGTGTATTCTTCTTAATTAATTTCCAAAATTTAGACTCTGGGTTCATCGTACACCTGGTGTTGTTCGTACGGCATTTTCGTACGCTTATTGACTTATAATCGTACATGTTGTAAATGTCAAATTATGCCAAAAGCCCCTACATTAACTGAAAGACAGATGAAATTTGCACAGTTTCTTATCTTTGGAGATAAGGATGGCAACCCTTTGAGTGCATCAGAGGCAGCATATAGAGCTGGATATCGTACTAGACCTAGGCAGTCAGCAGCAGAGATGAAGAATAAAAAGATATATCCTTTAGTTGCAAACTACATAGATGAACTACGAGAAGATGTGATTGAGAAGTATGGAATTAATTATCAACAACACTTGCAGGACCTGGGTAAGTTAAGAGATAAGTCATCAAAGCTACACCAAATGTCAGCAGCTATAAATGCAGAGAAGACTCGAGGACAGGTAGGTGGTTTGAATGTTGAAAGAAAACTAATTAAACTTGATATAGATTATGAAAAGCTAACACCAAAAGAATTAAAAGCTATGTTAGATTCTATGTACAAAGACGATAACAAACCTATTAAGAATGTTACGCCAGAACCAGAAACAATAGAATCAGAAGAAGAAAAAGTCCTTGAAAAGAATTCAAGTGAAAGTTAATCCATTTAACTGAAAATTTAGGTAAGTTTAATATTTTTTTTATTATTTGCATATGTTATTCCTTGAGGATCAGGTCCTTTAATTGGTGGAAGTTGATCCCATTTTACATTGGGCATATTCTTTGTCAACGTAGGGTTTCTCTCTGCTTTGTTTCTTAATGATTGCTTGTAGCTCTCATTCAAATCAGATTGTTGTTGTTCTATTTTATTTTTCATTTATTTTTTCCATACGTACTATACACCCTTTTGGGAATACATTTCTATCACTAAATAATTCATCATTTTGTTCGTAGCTTGCAAAGGTTCTAACATTCTTTTTATCTTTGTTTAACAAGTATGCATGAGTTACCATCTCCGATGGCATAAACCCAGATGCTGTATGTAAATCTGCATGCCCGGAATCTCCCGTGATATCCAACCACGTGATTTTGTAGAAGTAATATCTTTTCTTTTTAATTACAACAGATTTGTATTTAGATTTTTTAGGACGTCTCATATCATTGTATATACTGTATAGTGAGATTTTTGGGCAAAAAAGTTTTCAAAAATAAAAAAAAGGTCGCGCGCGTCGAGTAGCAGAGTGTGCCAAGTGTGCCATGAGAAATATTTGCCGTGGCACAGCTATAACCCTTGGTATTCCTCACTAATATGCCAAAAACAGGGGTGTGCCAAGTGTGCCAGAGGTTTTTTTTACTTTTAAAAAAATAATTTTGCTCCAGAATCCTACTATACAGTGGCACAGCTACTTTAGCCCCATTTTAGACACAAAGCCAATACTGGACGCATTTGTGCCATAATTAATAATTTTCTTAATACCCGGTCCCTGCAGCTCTATCTCTGCATAGGGTTTCCACTGTTTACGAATCAGATTTAACTCTAAAATCAGATTCGACCATTGTTTGGGACTTATGTTTTTCCCTACTATAGTTACCTTTTTCATAATCTATACATAGTTTACCTTCTAAATGGTCCATTTCGTGCTGTATGCACCTTGCTGCCAAATTATAAAAGGTCTTAACTATTTCTTCTCCTTCCTCATCCTGGTACTTTAGAGTAATTCTAATGTACCTTTTTACTTCTCCTTGTTTGCCGGGTGCAGATAAACACCCTTCAAAATCTGTTATTGATTCGGTTGACTTCTTAATTATTTCTGGATTAATAAAAACTTTTGGATTATCACCGGCTCTATTTACATCCATTACAAACATACGCAGCTGATAACCTACCTGTATTGCAGCCAAACCTATACCGTGATGCTGATACATGGCTCTATACATAAACTTAATTAATCTACTAGTCTTATCATCTAGTGGAAAAGGTACGTCATTACTCTTTGATCGTAAAAATACGTCAGGATACTTGACCAATTCTATGTACATAGGTGCCCCG